TTGATATATTGCCAAGTGATTTTCGCTTTCCACTCGCGGCACTTTACACCGTACGTACCATCCCATGACCGGAGAGGTTCTGGAATTAATAGATATAGTTCGTCAAGTCTTTCTTCAATCTGTAGTTTGATTCGGGCCTGTTCTTCCTCAGTGAATATTTCTAAAAGGTTTATTTCAATCCCCATTATATTCAAATTGAAGTCAACCGGTAACAGTTTAGATATTAGTTCCGCGATCTTGACTGGGATGAATAATTGATAATCTTGAATCAATTCATTGAAGGCATCGTCCGCCTCCTTTTCCCAATTTCGAATCTTCCCTTCTTTGTCCCAATACGGAGCAAGTAAATCTGATACCTGTTCAATAGTAGTTTCTACTTCGGTAATAATATCTTGTAATTGATCTATAAGCTCTTGTGCTTCAGCATCAACCTCGTCGACGAATTGATCTTTAAGGTCGATTATATTTTGTCTTAATTGCGTTGGGATGTTAGATAACTTATTAAACTCTTTGACAATGTCCGCACGAGTAGGAGGGAATCCACCCTCGCACGGTATCTCAATTCCTAATTCTAATATGGAAAGTTGATCTACCGCTAACACGCTCAAGGTTTTTAATACATCTAACTGTCCTTTACTGACCGAAGATACTGACGCTATTGGATTAGGTGGTTTAATCTGTAATACCGGTGTATCTACTACCGGAAACTCTTCTGAATCAGCCATTAGACATTATCCGCCCGAGTTTAGTGTTATAAATTCGCTACCATTAATGTTTACTGTATTAGCAGACACCGAAACCTTACCGTGACTTCCACCCACAGTTAAATTTATAGAGACTGGTTTATCCCCATTTGCGGGTACATATATGGAGATATTACCATCCTTATCCATTTCATAGTACGCACCCCCTTTATGCTTTTCTTTGATACGTTCAGCGCCAGGCGTATCATCATACTCTTTATAATGTCCGGTCTCTGTCTCGTATACCTTATTGAGAGGGTAGTTCTCCTTTGCCTTCTCGTTCGTATCCCCTGTTTTGGGTACAGTACCAATCACCATAGGCAACTGAGAGTTCTTCCCGTCAAGGAACATACCGAACACTTGTGTACCCTTTAGGATACCTAGGTTCTGACCCTGTCCCTTATGGATACCCGTAGTGACAGGTACAACTATCTGGGCCCAAGGCAGGTCTTCGTCAGGAATTTCATCATATACACCGAAAACCCTAACCCTGACTCTACCCAATTTCTCTGGGTCGTCCTTTACATTGACAACCTCACCCATAAACCATCTAGTCTGGTCGCCATAAAAATCTATTGAATTCTGCGGTATCATTGATTGGTCACCTTTTCATCCGACAACTTCACACAAGTGAGTGTCGCTACATAATTTTCAGCTCGGAACGCATGTTTAACCCCGAAGATGAGAAAGTCACCAGACTTCTTCATATCAATTGAGGTGGTATCATTACCATCTTCGGTGTTTATATTAGCAAGAAATCTGAGTCTGATTTTTTTACCTATACTATTATTACGTCTCCCTTTCATAAACTCAATGAAATTAACACTAATAGTAAGAGGACTCTTTTTCAAAACATGATCCATGCTCTTATTAATAACACTTAGTTTATAGTTAGCAAAGTCATCACTTTGTGATAGTGAATTAAACCCTTCATACGCATCCGTACTACCAATCTGAGTAATCTTGCGACTCTTTTTCGTATTGAGTTCCGATTTTCTGAAATAATCTAGCGCATCCGAAGTATTAGATATGAGCTTGTCATTTTTTATTTTCTGTGTAAAGTCCTTATCAATATCAAATATACCCGAGACTCTTTCGTTTTTAGTTATATCCAGAAAACTATATTCACCACCCACGATACCTTCGGAAATCATTTTAAATAAGTTATCAGTATTTTTGAACTGATACCCTAGTATAGTACGTCGTCTGATTTTAGACTCATTGTCATTACCTTGAGGTATGTTCGCTTGTATATGGGCGAATGGTACGTCCGGATTAATAACATCTTGTTCCATCAGTGTTTTGAGGTCACTGAAGATCAACTCATCTCCGATAAGAGAAGAGTATAGGTAGAAAGGATATCCTTCCTTAGTACTAGAATTATTTTTTATCCAAGAGATTGATTCCATCGGTGTTAAGTTAGGTACAATCACCCGCATCTCTTGTTTATCAGTGTCAGTCGAAGATACTTTCTTATTAATCAAGTCACTGATAGACCCAATAATTTTAGACGGTTTTCCGGAATACTGACGGTTAACATTAATCATATTAGACTCGTAAGCGATATCTTCTATGAGATGAACTACAACATTTTCTACCGTATCATGACCTTTCTGCGAAAACAAAACTTGCGTTATATAAAACGTTTTGGCGATAACTTTAGCATCAAGATCATCAGTCACTATCAGTTCTACATGAACTTTCTCACCACCCTGTAAATAACCACTTGTTATAACATCTCCGCTATCAATGAAGGATAGTGTGCCGGTGAGGTAAGGTTTATCTAAATGCTCGAACACGTCAAGGTCAGTCACCGCATTTCGGATATCCACTTTTTTGTGTGAAGTGAAATGAGTACTTTCGATGAGAACTTTTTTAAATTCAAAAGGTGTTTTATGTTCGAGTTCACTAATTGCTGTCATAACTTACCCATAGAGTCTTGAATGGCTCGCACAACAGAATTTATATTACCTTTGCGAAGTACGCGTATTTGTTTTAATGATTCATTCTGTTGGTGATAGTGCTCTTCGTGAGTCACTTCTATATCATTAACTCCGGGCCCGAGGTATGGGTCGATGTCTATAATATTACCTTCAATATCAGTATAAAAACGAGCGGACTTGTGTTCGGGTTCAACTGTGTTCACAAGCAATGTTTCCAAAACACCTTCGTTATTGGTAGAATCTAATTGTTCACCGTTAGAAAAGGAACCCGATACCATCTTCACTACAACTTGCCCGAGCCGAACATGTCGATGTAGAACTTCAGCAGTACCGTTCGCTCCTTGGATGGTTTGGTGGGTCAAGAACTTGTTTACAATATCCTCACTCGTGTTTAACACAATGTAAGGATGTTCTTTCTCCACTTTCGCTTGTACCTGAGCATACGGTAATGGCCATCCACGTTCGCGAATCTCATCGTTCATGAAATAGAATGTCCAGTGTAAATTAGCATCGCCGTACAACTTATATGCTACATGATCAGGACGTTCGCCATCAGCAATGTAGTAGTCAGTATAGAATGAGGTAGCATCCTTAACGTTATCCAAAATATCAGCGTACGCAGTAAGATTTTGCGCAATGGAGCGATCAGCGGTATCGCCGAATCTATAGAATATTTTAGGGAAGTATTTAAAGTATGCCATTAGTAACCACCATCTCCACTTTCGTCTGTGCTTTCTTCAATATCTTCGCGACTTAATGTTCTGTCCTCTACCATTGTAAACGACAAGTCAATTTCAGCAGGAGTTCCGTCTTCATGGAATGCCATTGAACCCGCATTATAATTTACACTGATACTGCGTATGAAGGTATTGCGTAATTTAGTTCCGACTCGTACTGGAGCCGCACCCTCGATGTCTGGCATAAACCAACTCGATACATCGAATACCATAGGATACTTATAACCCGCACTTATACCATCTCCCACACCACCAATCATCTCAGGGTATGCGGATTTCCTAAAGATATGAATAATATTTTTAATTTCGTCAGCCTCTTTCTTACTCTTAGGAATAAACTTAAACTGAAACTGAAACTCACGTATTCCTACGTTTCTGAACTGAGTCCGTATGTTTGGATTAACAGATACCGCTCCAGCAATACTAACTGCTGATCCTGCGGTTTCATTGATTTTCTGCGCCCCACGCGCAAGAGCAAGTCTTGCTAATGCGGGAGTCTTTGCGCTATTGACCATATCTGTGATAGATTGTTTTCCACTAGTAATAGATTGCGCCAACGCGCCCATCGCGCCACTACCTGACGACAACGCTTGAAAACCGGCAGCACCAGCAGTACCCAAACTAGGTGTGTCATATCCAAAGTTATCTGTGATCACTAGAGAGACTGGTAAGTATAGCGCTACCACGTCACCCGTGTATTCGATGCTTCTCGCTACTACTTCTTTTGACTCTGTACCGGCACCGGATTCGGCAGCTTTCACTGCTTCCGCTTCCTCTTCATTTTTTGGTTTACCGTCACCTTCGTCTTCGCTTGGTCGGTTAAGAGCAAACATACTTTCGAACAACGCACCAAAGTCAATACCTTTAATGGTCGGTGGTTTAATTTCTTTTATGTGAAATAATACCTTAGACCGAGAATTTGTAGTATCTAGAGGATACTGCAGTATCTTTTTTGACTTGGCTGTGTTGTCTGTAGTGTCGGTAGGTTCTGTTTCTGCCATCGGAATAACTCTCGGTTATAAATACTTTTTACTATTTATACATAAAGTTACTAATGAAAACATACAAAGGCAGATACCAACCGAAAAACCCAGAAAAGTACGCTGGTGATGTGGATAATGTCGTCTATCGTTCAGGTTGGGAACGACATGTTATGAAATGGTGCGACGAAAGTATAGACATCGTACAGTGGATGTCCGAAGAACTTGTTATACCGTACATATGCGAAACCGATGGAAGACCTCACCGATACTTCACCGACTTTGTTATTAAGTACAAGTCTGGACGAGTGGTTATTGTGGAAGTCAAACCTCATAAAGAGACCCTGTTACCCGTACGTAAACAAGGTAAGACTAGACGTACTATATTGACCGAAGGAATGACATACATCAAGAACCAGTCGAAGTGGAAGGCCGCTAAGGCGTATGCTGATGACCGTGGATATCACTTCGAGATATGGACTGAGAAAGAATTGACCGCAATGGGTGTCATGCCCAAGTCCACTCAAAAGATGCGTACCAAGAAACCCCTGAAAAAACTTGCGCCCTTCCGTAAGAAAAAGAAATAGTTCCTGTATAAATAGTAGGAATAGATTTTAACTCAGGAACTTTATGTCTACAGTATTTAACAGACTAGAACTACAAGCATTCCGTGCGGGTATTACTCCTCGCACAAAGGAGTCGCGAGCATGGTTCCAACAAAAGATTAAGAATCTACGTAGCATCAATCGTGAAGCATTGATGAAAGAAGAACCTTTAAAGCAAGTGAGTACCGAAATTGTCGGTAGCATGTATATGTTCTTCTACGATCCGAAGCACAAAGAGACATTACCGTATTACGATACGTTTCCTTTAGTGGTCGTTGTCGGGCCCGCAGAAGGCGGATTCCTAGGATTGAACCTTCATTACCTACCTCCTATCTTACGTGCTAAGATGTTGGACGGGTTGATGGAGATTACTACTAACAATAAGTTTAACGATTCTACGCGATTCAAGATGACATATGAGTTACTTGCGCGAGCATCGAAATTTAAGTACTACAAACCCTGTCTCAAACATTATTTGAATAAACAGGTAAAAAGTAAATTCGCATTAGTACCGGCACCAGAGTGGGAGATTGCTACATTCCTTCCGACAGCACAATTCCGTAAGGCGAACTCTAAGAAAGTCTACGCAGACTCTAAGAAAATGATAGGTGGATAACCAATGGCATCAATAGAAGATTTAAAGAGTAGACTTATTAGTCGAGGCGGACTAGCGTCTGCTAACCAGTTTGGTGTGGTACTACCATCAAAAGTAGGTATCACCAAATTAAGTGGCGCTAAGAATAATAACATATTGTGTAAAAGCGCAACGTTGCCTGGCAGACAAATTACTACACTAGATAGACAAATTGGTCTGTATAGTGAAAAGATTGCCAATGGATTCCTCGTAGAAGATGTTACGTTGACCTTCCATCTTCTGAACGATTATAGTGTTCGTAAATATTTTGATAAATGGTTGGGAGCAATGGTAGGGCATATGACACCCACTCCCCCCAAAGAACCTAAACCTCCCGCAGAAGGCGAAGAAGCTAAACCACCAGCACCAAAACCTTTATCGAGGGGTGCCATCGGGTGGAAGGACGATTACGTTGCGGACATTATAATACATCAATTAAAAAAACCACAGGTTCGTGTGGGGTTCGACCTAGGGCCTTTAGATATTAATCTAGACCTACTGGGAGGTACCGTGTACAGTGTTAAACTGATAGACGCTTTCCCGACAAACGTATCAACTATTCAATTGAGTGATGACCTCGACGGATTAG